GGAGATGTCGCAAAGCCTCGGTGAAATGACTGTCAGCGATTATATAGTCATGTTAAAGTCCGATGTTAAGCCAACAATGAGTGATAAACCGTTGCGGCAGCGCACAGAGGCGCAGACTATCGTTTATCACAAGAAGGCTTTGTCGAGCTTGTACAGTTCCATATTCCGCGTTGTGCGGGACCGGTTTCTGTCTTTGCTGTTGCCGGAGGTCCATGTGAACTTGATCAAGAACACGAAGGACATCGGCGATTTTATCAGAGCTGTTCACCCTTATGGCGAGGTACTGACATATTTGGAGAACGACTTTAGCAAGTACGATAAGTCGCAGGACGCGTTTATCTTTCGCTTGGAGCAGTATGTTTTCGAGCAGTTGGGGATGAATCGCGAGTTGTTGGAGAAGTGGATGCAAGGGCACGTTGATTGCACGTTGCATTCGTTTACGACGGGTCTGAGTGTGCATCTGCGGTATCAACGCAAGTCCGGCGACGCTACTACGGCGTTCGGCAATGTCTTGCTGAATATCCTCTCTTGTTCCTATGCGTATCCCTTCTCGAAGGTGGTGTGGGCGGTCTTCATGGGCGATGATTCTATTATCGCAGTGCGTAAGATGGGTGAGTGCGAGGCAGCTGTGTTGGTACTGGCGGAGGTGTTTAATTTATCTGCAAAGATGTATATAACAGCTCATCCGTACTTTGCTTCGCACTTTATTCTTGTGCAGGACGCTCTGAACTACATCTCGATGGTGCCTGACCCAATTAAGTGGATCGAAAAGCGATCTCAACCCGTGCCAGCAGACGATCCATGTTGGGAGGAGAGGTACGTGAGTGCACGTGATGCCGGTGCTGTGTACCTTAACCAAGTGAACACAGCTGGGTTGGGCCCTGCGGTGCGCGTGCGTTATGGTCTGGACCTACTTTCAGCTGAGAGTATGGCGCCAGCCATCGCCACAGCGCTGTCGTCGCAGGAGGCCTATCGTGCCTGTTACGAGGAGTTGCCGGAGGTGTTTGTGTATTAACCAGTAATACACTCGGCGAAGTCGTCTGAATGTAGGTGCCATTCGGCTTTCATTTGTGGAATCGATCGTCAAATCTGAATGTTGGTGCCATACGGCTTTCTTATGTGATTGTTTATTAGGTCACTCATTAATTTCTTTTGTTATATTGTTACGGTTTCCCATTAATTCATTGGGAAAAAA